TATTTCTCCATTTTTATAAACTTTAACTACGTTGCCATCTTCATTCGCAGCAGCTTTCATATCTTGTAACATTTTAACTTTCATAATTAACTCCTATATAAGAGTGAGGAGCAGACAATGAGCAATCAAAACCACTCCCCACAAACTTTACATATTTAAGCGTCAGTTGAATCAATAGGGTTACCCAATACCGCTTGAACACTTATAGGCGTTCCGTTGGAATGAGTTCCTGTTGCGTCAATTTTAACTCTTACATATCTTGAGCCGCCAATATAACCTATTTGCGAAGTTTGAGGTGTCTCACCATTCGCGTCAAGTGTTAAGAAAATACCAGAACTATCAACTGATGTTTCTGTAACAGAAGTTGAACTTGTTACAGCAGTAAAAGTTGAATCATCTGTTGATTCTTCAAGTATAAAATCAAATTTTACACTTCCAGATAATGTATCTCCTTCTATACCGGAGTTTACAATAAACATACAAGAGCCAAATCCTTTTGTATCAACTGTTGTGCCATTAGCGTCAGCTGTAAAAACTTTAGCGTCCTGGCAAGTTACAGATTTTACTCTATTACTAATATCTCTCATAATAATCCTCCGTTATGCAGAAATGTTTTGTAGTCTAATTGCTTCCGCAAGAACTACTGCACCGCCAACTCTACGCCTAGCGATATAACGTATATTTCCACTTGTTGCACTTGAATATGGGTCTCTCATGACTGACATATTTACTCTATCAACTACAGTATATGCTCTTGAGAAATCACCATAAGCAACTGGCTTTGCAGAGCCAGCAACGTCAGGCATATCTTCTGCAAGTACATATGGCTTTCCTAAAATTGTTGATGGAGCACCGCCAACATAACTCATGCTATTTACAAAGATTTTTTGACCTTCAGTATCTTCTAATTTCAAGATAGCGCCAAATGTACCTCTATTCATAACAAAGCGAGCATTATTCATATAATCAGATTTTATGTCATACATTAAATCTAATAATCCATTTGCAGTTAAAGCAGTTCCACTTCCTGAATTAGTGCTAGAAACTCCAGCGCCACCATCAGTAAATCCTTGTGGTTGCCCTACTCCAGTTCCAGATACAAAAGCAGTACCTTCTCTTTTTGCAAATTGAGTACCAAATTCTTCTGACATTTCAGTCTCAAGATTAAAAGCAGAATCTTCTAACATAGCTTGCGAAATTTCAACTCTTGCATATAGCTCATGCGCTGGAATTTCAAGAAGCCCAGTAGTATATCCAGTAGTTTCTGACCTTGTGCCTTGCTCTGAAATAAAAGAAGCAGCAAATTGCCCAGTTCTTTTTGGTATTTCTATTCCCCTATTTGATGTTGTTCTAACTCTTGCAATAGAACGAATTGGAGATATTTCAGTTACGCCTTTAATTAAATCAGCAACATATTCTGTAGGTGCATAAAAGCCGCCTAGAGTATCATCTGATTCATATAAAGCTTTTCTTTCAACTTCGTCCATTTTTTCTGCACCAACTCTTAGCATTGAGCCAAAAGCTTTCATTTGTATATCAACATCTTTTGCACTGTTTCCTGTCTCCGGGCGAGCAAGAACAGTTTCTAAGCCTTCTAACTTAGTTTGTGCTTCAGCTAAATTTTTTGCTTGAATTTCAAGTTCCTGTTTGGTTTCAGCCATTTTAGAAATGTCGTCAACCATTTTGTCAACTTTGCTTTCAAGTTCAGCATTAGCAGAGCCTTTTTTTTCTATCTCTTTAAGACGCTTTGAGTTTTCACTTTTAAAATCTTCAAAAGCGCTTCCCAAATTATCTATAACAGATTTAATTTCTTCACTCATAATAAACCTCTTAATGTTTAATTGTATTAATTAATGCACTAATACTATCAACAACATCTCGTTGCTCATTTAATTCTGGATTAAATGATTTATACAGTACATTTGCACTTTGTTTTGCAACAGAATTAGTCATACCTAAATCACATAAGTAATTTTCTAATTCTCTTACATTCATTCCAGCAAGTTTTACTTTCGTAACCTTTGCTTTTGGATTCATTGGAAATGTAACCATGCTAACTTCCATTAAGTCCAAATTAGTTATAGTTCTCTTTTTAAGCTTATCGCTATATTTATAATCTTCTGGGGAAAGCTTATATCCAATAGACATTGAATCAAGCGCGCCCATTTTCATAAGCTCATAAACTTCTTTACCTTTTTGAGTTCCCATAGCTAATCTGCCTTTAATTTTAAGGCCACGTTTATCTTCTTCTAATTTATCTATAACTCCGATTGGCTCATCAGTTTTATGCTGATAAAGTAATTTAATTTGTTTTGGTTTTTTATCGTAGACTGATTTAGAAAAAGCTCCGGGCTTAATTACATCATTTCCTAAATCTTTATTGTTGAATACTGAAGCATAACCTTCAAAGCTGCCATCTTCTTCAGTATCTATTTCTTTATAATCACATTCTAAGTCTAATACATCATTAATAAACTCAATATTATCTTCGGACATATTTAATAATCCCTGTCAAGTAAATGTTACTCTATTCTAGCAATTATTTAATGTATATTACAAGCATAAAAAAAAGGCTGGAGAATTAGCGAAAACTCCAGCCCAATACTTAGCAACTTTAAAATTTATTCCTTTTTTCTATTTTCCATATTAAAAGCATGAAATACTTTCCATTTAGCATTATCAAGCTTCCTTATATCTTCAAGCCTAATATCAAAGCATTCACCAATATCTACAATTACATCATTTGCAATATCATATAATTCATTTATAGCAGTTTTTTGCTCATTTGTTAAATTCTTCATTCCTTTATTTCTTGCTATAATTTTTTTATCATATTCTATTTCCCAAGCTTCTTTTTTCTTTTTTGCCATTATGATTCTCCTGTAAAGTCTTGCATTAATGTATACATAACATATCTGGGCTTATTTTTTTCTTCAACCCATATTGATTCAATGTCATATCCTTCCATTCTTAAGTTATAAATAATACTTGATAATCTAGTAGCTTTATATTTAGTTATAGCTTGCCAAGTATCAATTTTCCCATATTTTAATAAATGTTCTAATACTGCTTTGCTTTTATTTAACTTTTTTTTCATAGTTCCTCCCGGTTAGTTTAATTGAACTTTTTTAGAAGTGTCTAATTCAGCTAAGCATTTATTATAATAAATGCGTTTATGCACCAGTTCTTTTTCTTCGTGTTTACATTGAAAAAGCATATAACTATAAAAAAGCTCATTTAATGAATGTGAAGAAAAGCTATAGCGAACTTCAAGTTTTCTGCTTGTATTTGTATAAACATACTCTGAAACTTGAAACCTAAATCTCCCAGATTGCTGAACAATTAGCTCATATAACCATTGAATATCTCCATGTTCGCAATCAGTAGTTTCATAAATTTTATCGTCAGGTTTATCTGCTGTTCTTGAATTTATAAGGCTATCTTCAATAGTAGCTAAATTAAATTTATGATAATGAAAAATATTAACAATATCATTTCCAGTTTCTGTTGGGTAGCCGTCCCAATGTCTATATAGCCATTTTTTAGTATTATCTTTTTCGTTAATTAAACATATATTTGCTCTAGTTCCCATAATGCCTCCAGTTAATAAGTTATTAATAAAAATATCCAACAAGTTCCAAGCACCATAGCAAACAAAATAATGCTTGCTATGATTTCCCAGATAGTCATATATTCTTCTTTTTGATTGTGTTTATCTATCATATTAAGATACTCCTTCAATTTTTCTTATAGCCTTAGTTAAAATATTAAATTCTTCATAACCTTTTTTAATAACTTCCCAATCATCATCAAGGCAATGTTTAATAATATCTTCACTCTCGATACAGCTTCTCATAAGTAAAGTATTATTTTCATCAAGTTCAGTTCTTAATTTATTTATTTTTTCTTCTAAGTAATACAGTTTAAATTTTGCATTTGCGACATAATCTTTTCTATCTCTGCCTTCTTCAATACTTATATATTTTTCTTCTTTTAAAGCACTTAATAAATTCATTACAACTATTGCTTCTTCAAGATACTTACATTCAAGATTAGAAATCTTAGTTTTAAGTTTTTTAGTTTTCTGTAAAGCTGTAAAATATATTATCTTTGTTTTTTCTTGTGTAGTTAATTTATTCATTTTCTATCTCCTAATAAGTTTTTGTTTCTTGGTTTACTTTGTATAATATATAAACAACTGCTATTGTTTGTAATGTTATACCTATTAAAATTATTAAATTTTCAAAATTCATAATTATTTTTCCCAACCTAATATTTTACAAATTTCGTCATAAGTTTCTTGACCAGAGTTTGAAAATCTATCGTAGTCCCAACCTAAATCGTCTAAGAGTTTTAATAATTCTTCAAATTGCTTTTGTGTTACTTTTTTCATTATTGCCTCGCTAGTTTTTGTTAATATTTATATAGATATGTTTATAATCTATTTATATATAATATAATTATATACATATAAAGTACAATATTTATTGAAAATAATTTGAATATAAGCTTATGATTTATATGATAAAAACTGGAGTTTAAGAAATAATTTCATCTTCTTTGTCATAAAAAGTCAAAAAACACCTGCAATTACAAACATTTGCAGCCCCACCTTGTGAATCGCCTGGACTATTCATAAGTCTCGGCTCCGGGCCAAACTTTGTTGGAGTTACCACTGTAAACTTTTCATCAATAGGTTTTGTTTTTCCGTCCATTCTTTTATGCCAATTTCTTGAACGATTATCTAAAGCATTATTCCATTCTTTAACAGGTTGCGCTAAATCCAGATTTTTTGCTATTGATAAAGTACCTTCATTCATTGCATTATGTGTTTCAGTCCTGGCAATAAGTGTTGCTCTGCTTGTACTAAATGCTGATGATTTTTTTATATCTCTGCTAATATCATCAATGCTATCTCCATTGTTAATACCTTTTTGAATAGTAGCAGTTAATTTTTTTCTTGTTGTTTCAGATATATTTGTTACTTCAGCAGCAGTATGTAAAATTATATATTCTTCTATTAAAGTATTTATTTCATCTTCACTTTGTTTTACTCGTTGTTTAATTAATCTTCTACCTGATACTTTAATAACATTTCGAAAATGTGCAGCTAATATTTTATATAGCTCATCAGAATATTCTAAAAAAAATATATCATCAACAAGTAAACCTTGCTTATATTCTATTGAAGCTTTTATTGATACTTTTTTAAATAGTTTTTTTAATTTAGCATTTAAAGATTTAACTAACGATAAATATAATCTTAATTGTTCTCTATAATCTTTTCTTCTATTTATTTTTATTTTATCTGCCATTTAACATATCCATAGTTTCTTGTAATAATTCTTCTTGTGTTCCCCATTTTTTGCTAAATGTTTTTGGGCTAAAATGATATGCTTCTTCTGATGTTCTATGATGATAAGGGCATAAAGGAATTGTTTGTAAATAGTTGGATTTTTTTCCTAATCTAAATTGGTCTTTGATATGGTGAATTTCTGCAGGCGAATCTGGGAAACCTAATTTTGAACAAACAATGCAGCCTAGTTCTGCAACATTAGCAAGATGTAATTTTATTTCTTTTTGTGTAGCCATTTATTCAACTAATTCAAAGTGTACTGCGTCAATAAAATCTAAATCTTTATTTAAGTTAAAATCTCCAGTTTTCCAGCTTCCACCCCATCTTATTTTTATGTCATAAGATTCTGATACTTCTCCAATAGCCATAGCAACTGCTTCATAAAAATCTAGTTCCCACGTTATATTGCTACCATTATAACATACAATATCAACTGCTAATCCCTGACAATGTTTTGATTTATCACCAACTTTGCTTAAACCCTCTGCTTGCATTTGCCTTGCTCGTTCTGGAGTTCTCATACCTTCAGTTATGCCAAAATCAATAGGCGTAATTTTTATTGCTTCTTTCATTATAAGCTGCAAGTCCGGGTGTACTTCTGATAATATTCCTAATGACCTTTTGCCAAATTGAAACATAAATTACTCCTTGCTTGATAATGGGTGCCCTTTCGGTAATAAATCTAAATCAAACTTTCCACTTTTAAATTTTCCAGTTCTTACTGCGGAAAGAAAAGAATTCACGCGAGCATAAGCCCATTGGTCTTCTGAATTAACTGATGGCCTAACAGAAGCTGGATTATTTCTATAAGCTCCAATTCCTCTTTTAAAAACTGCTGCTAACATTCTTAATGTAACTCTTTTTCCTTTTTTATCACCATATTTATCATTATGGTCAGTAACTTTTTTTCTTAAACCTTTTTCTATTGGCTTTGAAAAACCTTCTAATTTTATTTCATAATTTTCTTCAGTAGATTTTTTTCTTTCCTTCATTATTTGGTCGCGCTTCATTTTTGACCAAGTAAAGCCCGGATTACCACCCCAAAGAGCCCAAGCAATTCTCCCGGCGCTAGGATAACCTTTTTCACCCGGACTAAAGCCTTCTGCCTGTTTATCTATTTCATGTCTTGAGAAAAAAGAATACATTCTTAAAACTGTACTGGGCGACATTCTTTCACCACTAACAAGCTGATTAGCTCTTGCTACCCCAACTAAAGTTCCACCTCTATTATATTCCTTACGCCACTCTAAACCTTTTTTAGCTTCTTCTTTCATTCCGGCATTTGCTCTTAAATCTAAATCAGCTAAAGCTTTTTCATTTACGCCTATTGTTTCGTGATATGCTTCATGTGTTTTACAAGGCATATAAACAGTTTTGCCATCTTCTGTTTGGTGTGTATGACTACCTTCACAGCCAATAACTTTAGCTCTATCTAATGCTTCTTGCTCGGTAGTAAATATATCTTCTTCAAGCATTTCTTTTTCTTCTTCACTGTAAGATTTAACTCCATAAGCTTCTTCATATTGTTCTTCATATTCTTCTAATGATTCTGCTGATTTGCCTTCATCAATTTCTCCAAGAGGAAATAAATTTGATGGTACAAGTAAACTATCAGCCCCATCAATTGGCTCAAGTCCTAGTCGCTCTCTGGCTTCGTTTCTTGTTAAAATACCTTGCTGAACACCTTGACTAACATTAGCAAATATTTGTTTGCGCTTTTCTGCCATTGCTGGAATACTATCTACATCATATCTAATTGTTAAATTTTCAGAATATAAATGCGGCAAGTATTCGTTTAAATCACTTTCCAATCTTTCTAATAAAGGAATAATTGTTTCTTCATATAATGACAATCTCGCTTCGGCAACATTAGCATAAGTTTGGTCAGCTATTCCTACTAACTGGGCAGGAACACCAAAGCATAATGCAATTTCCCTTGCTGACATATTCATTAATTCTAAAAAATCCATATCCTTAGGATTTAGCCCCATTTGAACATAATCAAAATCTCCCTCTAACAGCATTGGCCTGCCGCTATTTGTACTACCTTTAAATCTAAATTCTAAGTCTTGTAAAATAGCTGCGCGCTGGTCATCAGTTAAACTGGCTGACATTCCAGTTTCATCTTTAGGTTGAAACTTCAACATAGCAGAAGGTGTACAACCATTTTTTAATAAGCCTACATTGTGCATGCCTGCCAAATTATGCTGGTCAATATTATAAGCTCCAGCAACTATAGGAGATAAGCCATAAAAGTCATCTAGAGGGTTCCATAATTTAATATGCTTAACTTGAGATTCTCCAGTTAATTTATCAACGTCGTATTTTTCAATAGTTTTACCATTAATTTTATAGCAATATCTGTCAGGTATCATTGAGCTGCTAGCTTCAATATCTATTCTATCTGGCCTTAATAAATATAATTCTTTTGGTATGCCAACTTCTTTATCTTTTAAAATATAAGTATTTCCGGAGATTAATAAATAACTGACTAATGAATGAAAAAATTCAACTCCAGATTGTAAAGGATTAGGTCTTTCTAATAATGATAATAGCTCGTGGCTTTCAACTTTTTTATCACCAGAAAATAAATTTATTTTAACTGATGAAGCATTGTTTGCAATCATACTAATACATTTATATACAATTGCATTTTCTTGATAACCATCAGTTGCATATTGTTTATACTTTCGTAAGGTTTTACTTTCGTAAGCATTTATTTTATTAATAATTACTTTTGGCGCTTCTTTAATATTTAAATCAGATTTTTCTTCATTTCTAAATTTATCGAATAATCCCATTTTTTACCTCTCAACTAATTTTATAAACTGCTTTTCCAGAACTCAAAAGACTTGTTATGCCCCAAACTAAAGCGTCTAACCTATCCGGAGATTTAATACTATTAGGTGTATATTGACACATTTGTTCCTCTAATTCTTTAAAATATTTTAAGTGCGTTACTTTGTCCTGGTCATATAAACTTGATATTGGCTCGGCTCTTAAAAATTTTCCTCGTGTTGCTCTTACGCTTTTATATGGTACGTTTACATCTTGAACTCGTAAAAGCTTTTCTATTAAATCTCCCCCATTATTTGTTTCTGCTATTATAGTATCTGCCTTATAGTGATAATACAACTGAATTGCTTTTTTTATCCAAACATCTGGGCTATAAGTTCCAGAGCCATCTTCAATAACATAATATCTATTATCAATTCCTCTACCGCAAACAATAATTCCAGTTTCATCTGATGTTTCATTTGAAGTTACAGCAGGGTCTATTGCTACTACTATTCTTTGCATTTCTGGCATTTGTTCTTGTCTATTTTTTTCTATGTTAGGACCATTAAATAAAGCACCTTCAATATCTTCTAATATTTCTGCATAAAGTTCTTGTCTGCCAATTCTAGTATTTTCATATCTTTCCTTAAGCATTTTAATTGCACTAGGCGCTAAGTTATCAACGTTTTCAAATGTGCTACCTTTAATTATTTTTGTATCTGAACGAATTGCTAATTCTTTTATTAATGCTATTGGTCTAGGTGTTGTTGTTATAATACATTTAGGATTTTCACCTAATCTTAAAGCCATCATTAAGTTATCAAATGTTTCACGATAACGCCAAGAAGCTAATTCGTCGCACCATATTCTATGGAATTGAACTCCTCGCAATCTATCTGGCTCAATTGCAGGAAAACCTATAAGCTTTGAGCCATTAAAAAACTCTACTTCATTAGCTGATTTGTTATAACCAGAATCATTTAATAAAGCTTTATCAATAATGCCAAGTATTCCAGATTCACCAGCAAAGCAAACACGCTTTAAATCTCCATATGTTGGCGCAATAACGCCACAGACAACACCGGGATTTAATATACAATATTGAATAATATCATAAGCTCCAGTAAGTGTTTTTCCCCAACCTCTACCCGCTAAAAATAAATGAATATTATATCCATCATCTTCATTTACTATTTGATTTTTTCTGGCTTTTGAATACCAATCAGTGAGTAATATCGCTGCTATCTTTTTCTGATAGTTTAGTTCGCTGAATGTCTTTGATAAGTTCTTTAAACTTGTCATCTTCTTCTGTTGCATTTTTAACCTCTAAAACTTGTTTTTCTGTCCAATTACATTGAGTTTTTAACCAGAATATCCCGGCGGTAACTGCCTCGCGACCTGTTCCAGTAGCTATTTTAAATAGATTTTCTGCAACTTTAGAATTTGCTGCTGCTTTACCTCTTATTAATTCAGCTTGATAATACTTGTATAAAGTAGGTTTTGTTATTTCTAAAATAGCGCATATCTGGTCGTGAGGTATTCCTAACCCTGATAATTGAGTTACCATTTTAGAATTTTCTTCAGTTTTCTTTACTATTTTTGGCATATATACCTTTTATAGAGTAAAAATAAAATTATTTCAACCATTGTTCACAAACATTTTTTGCTACTTGATACATCATTTTAGGTGGTACACTCATTCCAATTAAGTAAACTGCAAAGCGATTACTTCTAAATTTATAGTCATCTGGAAAAGTTCCTATTCTAATATATTCTCTAACAGTTATTTTTCTACATTCGTTCCAGTGCATAACCTGACCATACGAACTAGCGCATATTGTTGGAGATGGCTTATTAGCATTTAATCTAAACTTTGAAAACTCCCGGCCATCATTTTTA